GCAGGTACGTTCAGTTCATCCCTCGCGCCCACGATTACGCCAAGTACGGTCGCGCAGTCAGGCTTGCTCTACTCGGGCGGCAGCATGCCTACGGTCGCAGGGTTGACGGGCGTCGGCGGTCTGACGGCTGAAGGAATGGCCGCACTCGGGGCGATGGGCTCTGCGGGTGCTGGACTCGGCGCAGGTACTACGGGGGCGCTCGGTAGCCTGGGGCTGGATGCGGCGGGCAACATCGTGCCGGGGATGGTCGATCTAGCGAACTCAGGCAGCATGCTGTCGACGATCCCGGCAGCAACAGGCCTACCGTCTACGCCTGGAATGCCGCCGACCAGTTCCACGCCGACGACACCCACGACGCCTACCACGCCGACCAGCCCGTTGCAGAAGTTCCTGAAAGACAAGTTCAACCTCGACGTTGACCAGAACATGCTTGGCATGCTCGGGCAACTCGGTGGCGCAGGGATTGGTCTGCTCGGCAGCAAACAGCAGTCCGATGCGCTCAAGGATTTGCAGGCGCAGATGTCCGGGCAGCGTGCGCCGTTCTTGAACAAGGCGGTCGGCTACCTCAACAACCCCGACTCGTTCTACACCTCCCCGGAGGCAACTGGCGCAGCAAACGCAACTATGCGGGCACTGTCGACCAAGTTTGGAAATCCTGGCACGTCTCCGACCGCGCAGTCATTGGCGACCGGGGCGCTCTATGACAGGTACACCAACACGGTCAACTCGCTCGGATCGCTCGGGCTTTCGGGGCAGGGCATACAAGCCAATCTCGGGCAGCAGATCGCCAGCACGTCGGGGCAACCGTATGCCATTGCGGGCAATACGATCTCAGGGCTGACCAGCGACAACAGTATGGACGATATGATGAAACGGATGTTCCGCCAGCAGTTCGGCTTGCCTTAGGAGCGATACATGGATCTCGCGCAACTATTTGGACCGGGATATGCCGGGTATCTCCAGGGGATGCAATCGTCGCAGAACCGAAACATGCAGGCTTTGCAGGGGATGGGGATGCTGTCCAACATGCAAACCCAGGACATGCAGCGCAACGCCATGCAGGCGCAATTGGCCGAGAGGCAGCGCCAAGCGCAACAGCAAGTCGAGGCGCAGGAGCGCATGCAGGGGTTGCTGTCGCAGCCTGACGACGTGATCCAAGGGATGCTTGGCATGCCAGCGAATCAGGTGCGCGCATTGTTCACTATGGGCGGACCCGGATCGCTGTCCAAAGTGCTTGAGAAGAATTACGAGATGCCGTCCGATCTGCGGTTGATTAATGCGCTGCCGGAAGGGCCACAGAGAGAAGCGGCGCTACGGTCGAAGACGGGCATTAACCCGCAGTTCTTTCAGACCGACCTCGGCGGGCAGCAGGCGGGCTTCGTGCGAGATCCTGTCACACAGCAGGTACAGCCGGTGTTTCAGGCTGAGAAGACGGCTGCTCCTGGGGCGGTGCCGTTTGAGATGTTCGGGTTGACGCCTGAGCAGGCGAGAACGTTTGCATTAAACCGAGCTTCTGTTGGTGCGCCGCGAACGACGAACATTGTGAATGCGACAGAGCGGTCGTATGGAACTCAGTTTGCGGGAGAGATGGCCAAGTCTGATATATCTCTGCGAGACACAGCAGGAAAAGCCGTCGATTTAGCGGATAGAGCAAACAGAATTCGCCAAGTGCTGGCGTCTGGTCAAGTCATAACGGGGGCGGGGGCAGACGCACGGTTGATGCTTGGGAAAGCATTGAACCTCGTCGGCGCGTCCGATGGCGAAACTATATCTAACACAGAAACGCTTGCATCCTCGTTGGCTCAAAACACACTCGATGCAATCAAAGCGTCGGGTCTTGGCGCTGGCAATGGATTTAGTAACGCGGATCGAGAGTTTTTGCAAAAGGCAGTTGGTGGCCAGATTACTCTTGAGGCTGCGTCTATTAATCGGCTTGCTGAAATCGCGCATAGGGCTGCACAGGTAAGCGCGGAAAAATGGACAAAACGAGTTAACGAGATACCAGCGAGCGCATTAGAAGGCACTGGCGTTAGTCGGGATCCAATTAGCGTAGCTCCGCTTGCTCCTGGGTATTCTTCGCCCGGTTCGGCGTCGACATCTTTTGACAAGATGCCAAGCCCGGTCCAGTACAAAGGCCGACGCATCAAGGGTGATGACGGATCGATCTACATATCAGACGGCATGCGCTGGAAGAAGCAATAATGGCGAAGTTCACACTTCTGGATGATGAACCTAAAAAGTTCGAGCTTCTGCCAGCAGACGAGCCGCCGAGCGCGGTCAAGGATGTTGCCTTTTCAATTCCCGGTGCCATCCCACGCGCGGCAGCAGGATTGATCGGGTTGCCGCAGACGTTAATGAACTTGGTCGGACGAGGTATTGAGAAGACCGGGTTAGTCCAACCCGGCGCGTTAACTTCACCGTCAATCCCAAATTTCGGTGATATGACTACTCGCGGATATGATGCGATTTCGGAAGCTGTCTCAGGCTCCCCGGTGTACCGCCCGCAAACTGGTCCGGGTCGTGTTGCTGATATGACAGTGCAAGCCGCTGTTGGTGGGCCTGGATCACTGGTTCAAAAAACGATAACAGGTGCTGCCGCAGGGCTTACTGGTGAAGCGGGTAGATTGGCAGGGGTTACAAATCCGCTTGCATTAGGCGCTTTGCAACTTCTAGGCGCGAGTACGGCGAGCTTGCCGTTTATCTTGCGCAACGTCCCGGCAGCAAACATCGACGATGCCATCAAGAATATCAAGCCTTCAGACTTGCAGAAGGCTCAGACGCTAATGGATGACGCTGCGCGTTTGGGCTCGCCCATTACCGGCGCAGAAGCAATCGCGCAGGTTACAGGCAAAAACAGTCTGCAAGATATTCAGCGGGTAGTGGAGGCATCTCGCACTGGCGGTCCCATCATGCAACAGATGATGAACCAGCGACCGGACACGGCTCGACGGGCTTTCGAGTCCACAGCAGACGCGATAGCGTCTTTGCCGACAGATCCGGCTCGTACGCCAGTACGAATGCAGCAAAGCGCAGATGCGGCGCTTACAGAGGCCCGCAGGGCAGGGAATACAGCGGCAGCGCCTTTCTACTCAATGGCGGAGCCGCAGATCATATCGACACAGGCATTCAATGCTGCGGCGGTAAAAAGCCCAATGATCGTTGATGCAGTTAACCGGGTGACTCGATCCACGAGGTACGGAGTTTTTGGTGAGCCTCCGCAAAGCGTGAAAGCGTTAAATGCTGCCAAGCAATACTTAGACGATATTTCGGCGGCGGCAAAAGACGCAGGCAGAAACAACGAAGCGCGGTTAGCCTCGACGGCGCTGGATGACCTCCTGCCAAGGATCGATGCTCAGGTTCCGGCGTATCAGCAAGCTCGGGCAACGGTAGCGCAGAACCGGAAAACCATCGTCAATCCAATGCAAGAAAGCCCCGTTGGTGATATTGCCGCAACGCGTGGCATCCCTGCCGAAGCCGCAATGCGCCAGCAGAGCGAAATACTTATGCCGCAGGCTCCAAGGGCGCTCGACCCGATGACGATCAAGCGGACAGTCGCCACACTGAACACTCAAGATCCGCAAGCGGCGACGAGCTTCGTTCGTCAGAACCTACAGGCGATATTCAACGAGTCCGCGCAAAACTTGTCGGGCGGCGCGAATCAATGGGGCGGGGCAAAGTTCGCCGCTCAGATCGCAGGCAATCCACAGCAAAAGGCGAATCTGAAGGCATTGGTGGAGGCCGCAGGCGGAAAGGGTACATGGGCAGGCTTTAACCGCTTGCTCGATGTCCTAGAGGCTCAGGGGAAGCGACAGGCACCAGGGTCGCAGACCGCGTTCAATCAGCAGATACAGTCGAACTTATCAGTCGGTGGTGTCGGCACGGTGCCCGCGTCTATTGCTTCGCCTAGCAAGGCAATGAGTGTAATTGGGCAGGCGTACGATAATTTCCGGTTTGGAAAGAATACGGAACAAATGGCGCAGATTTTGACTGATCCGCGCAGCGTCCAGTTAATGAAAAAACTAGCCTTAGAGACGCCTGTTAGCAGTCGAGCGACTGCTTTGACAACTCAGATTCTCTCTTTTCAAGCTCCGCAGAGTGTCGAGTCGGTGAGTACGCCCAATCGCTGATCGAATGAAAAACAAACGCAATTGCTGTAAAGACCGCTTGAAGCGCGATCCAAGCAAGGACAAACAGGAAGATGCTGCCCGCGATTTCCAGCACGTTCACCGCCTTACAGAACACTGACTAGCCCGCAACCCTACACCGCAACCAGGAGCAACGCAAGTGATCGACCGCCGCAAGGAGCAGGAAAAATGATTGAGGAGGCGCAGGCGTCGATTGCGGCGGTAATAGAACGGGCTAAAGATCCCACGTCCTATTCGTGGGTGACGTACTCATGGGTCGTCATCTGGTCCGTGCTCGGTGGGCTTGTGTCTTGGTACGGAAAGATCAAAGCAGGCCATGCGCGTCCGTTCAATTTAGCTGAATTGCTTGGAGAGATTGCAACGTCGGCCTTCGCTGGTATCACGACGTTTTACATTTGCGAGTGGGGCAAGGTCGACCCGCTGTTGTCGGCGGTATTCATCGGCATTTCTGGCCACATGGGCACGCGGTTCGTGTTTTTCATGGAGCGGGTGCTGGAGAAGAACATGAGCGCACGGTTTGGAATTGGGGGTGAGAAGTGAACCGAGACGAACTCCGCAGCATGCTGGTGCTTCACGAAGGGCTTCGCTTGTTCCCGTACCGTTGCACGGCAGGCAAGATCACCATCGGCGTCGGTCGCAACCTTGACGACGTGGGGATCACGCAGGCCGAAGCGTTTGCGCTGCTGGAGCGCGACATCGATACCGTCGAAGCCGATCTCGACCGGACGTGGCCTTGGTGGCGTGAGATGACTGACCCGAGGCAGCAGGTGCTCGCGGATATGTGCTTCAACCTCGGATTAGGCAGGTTGAAAGGATTCGTTAACACCATCGCCGCGATGAAAGCAGGCAATTATGAGGAAGCCTCAGAGGGCATGCTGTCGAGCCTGTGGGCGCGGCAGGTTGGGGCTAGGGCGCAGCGGTTGGCCAAGATGATGAGGGAAGGTTGACCGCCTCCTGCATGCTCGCATCCTGGCTCGCATTCCTGTTCGGAATCGGGGCCGGTGCGATCCTGTTGGCCATCATCCTGCACTACGTGGACAAGGCGATGCG